TGGAAAATATGTGAAGCAAGGTTTTGTTACAGTTTGATTGCAGTTTGTCTGACAAATTTACTTAACTGCAATTGTGTATATATCTTCCGGCTTAAAATCAGTGCCCCAGGAGGGGCGCTGCCCATACGCATAAAATCCACTCCGTCGAACTCACAGCCCCGCTCAAATCAAATCACGCTACTTGATCGGGTACGAGAAGCTCAGATAAACATACTTTCCGCCGCTGGCAGTCCACGCTCCGTTATTACTGTTCGTATACAGGTTCATCACGGTAGAGTTTGTCGGCAGCTCGATCATCCCCGGGGTTGATTGCACATTTCCCCCATTCACCAGCTTCGCGATCGTGCCATACGTGTAAACCGTCGAACCTCGCGACTTGACTGGGACAGTCATCGTGAACGCCGCCGAGTTGCTGGTCCCGGATGCTGCCGGGAAAACCACAAGGTGGCACATCCCCCCCGAGATCGTGAACGTCGCGTTGAAAGTGGGGGCGCTGCTGAACCCGGTGCAAACAGGCGTCCATGCAAAAACCTCCGGAAACCCCATCGCCCGCCCGTGGCTGTAAAACGCATCGGAGATCGTCGCGTTCGCCACCGTGTAATCGCTTCCGCCGTTGAGCGTGATCGTTGTTTTCCCGGTTCCGGACGAGTAGGAAACACCGGTGATGTAGTAGTACCGCACCGTTGAAGACTGTGTGTGTTTCCAACAGTCCCCGACCTGGTACATCCCGCTGTAATCTCCGGTCGCCTGGATCGTGGTTGCGTTGACGTAGGCCCAGGTTCCCGAAACAGGCGCCCAACCATCGGGCAAAGGTAAATATCGGCCATCAAGGGATATTTTCTGTTTAGGCGCGCCAGATCCCGCAGCCAGTGCGAGACCGCCAACACCAAAGGTCGCCGTGGCGAAGATGGCATTAATCTCACCGTTAGAGGTCGCCCATGATTTTAATTCAACCTCCCCACTACCGAAATCGGTTTCTCCCATATCCCACGGAAACCTGGCTTCGATCCTGAGTCTGTTTACCTGGGCAGCGTTGATCGTATAAGCGAAAATGGTAGAAGTTTCAAAACCTCCATAATCAATTTTCCATTTTATTGCAAAAGGCCCATTTCCATAGCTATCGATGCTGGCGCATTGTATGAGTGAAATCCCATCCCCATCAATACCTACTTTTCCTGCACCGCCTCTCAGCCAGAACCCATTGGTCGGATCATATCGCAAGTAATTCCCATTCGAATAATCCCCGATCCCAATCCCGAATAACGCTGACGTGATCCCAAACGACCCATTCAGATCACCAAGCCGCACCATCTCATCTGCCAGGTTATACGCCGCACCCTGTAGCAGGATCTGCATCCGCGGCGTTTCCACCGCATTCAGCACAATCCGCCCATCCCCCTCCTGGCCCATCACTGCGTATACTCCGCCCGCTGGCCAGGCATTCGCCCCGCTCCCATCCAGGTTCCTGGTCACGTTATACACCGTCCCGCTCGCCAGCGTACCGATCTCCACATACTCCACCTGCCCGGCCGCCCGCAAACAGACGATATCCCCGGCCGTCATTGCCTGCCCGAAGTCGATCGTCGTGTCGCTCGCCTCCACATCCGCCGCCAGCGTACCTTCTCCCTTGCCGATCATCAAATAACCGCCGATTAGCGTCTGCGCGTTCTGCGCAAACACTAACGCATCCAACTCACTCAACCATCCCTTCCGCCACAGCTTTTCTGCGCTGCCCAGGTCCCGCGCATCGGTTGCATCCGGCACCAGGTTGCCAGCCACAGCGCGCGCCCCGTCCGCCAGCAGGTACTGCGGATGGTCATCATCCCCCAGGCCCGTCAGGTTGGCGTGATCGTCATGCGCCACTACCGTCCCCAGCGGGTGCCGGTCCTGCGTGTCGTGCCGCCCCGTGGTCAGGTACTGCGCATGGTCGTCATCGCCCAACCCGGTCAAGGCCGATCCATGATCCAACTGCCCGCCACCGGCCGCGGCCTGATGGTTGTGCTCTCCCACACCGCCAGCATGCCCGGCCGCCGCTGTCGCGGCCGCATGCTCATCCGTCGCGTTTTTATGCGCGCTCACATCCACCCCGTCGATCGTCACTCCGTCCGCCACGGCCTGGTTGCCTGTCAGTATCCGGCTGCCATCCGTTTTCGAAAATTGCGGCGCCTGGCTATCGCCGATGCCGCCCGTGTGGTAGCTGCTGTTCAGGTCATGCGGGTTCGAAGCATACCCTCCGCTGCCTGGCGTACCGCCCATCTCCTGGATCCACCCCCGTACGTATACCTCGATTGCCTTTAGGATCTCCTGCACGTTGATCATGCCTACCTCCTCAATGCCAGTATGTCATCGATGCTCGGCTGTCCGCGATAGCTCAAACGCAGTCCGCCCGTCCGGTTCCACGCTGCCCCCTCCACAAACTGCAGCTCCGGGTTGATCAACCGGCTGACGTCCACCGTTTTCGGGATCACCCCCTGCAGCCGTATCCACTTACCAACCGGTGGCATATACTCGTCCACCGGTTGGTCCATCAACGTCCGCAGCTCGCCGTTGACATCCATCAGCGCTGCAACAACCGAATTGGCCGGTTCTTCGCTCAACCACACCTGGCGATCGCGTTTCACGTCTGCCAGCATCCGCCTGCTGTTGGGTCCGCCGACCGATAACAGATCATCGATCTCGATATCCGCCGTCGTGTCTCCTCGCAGGTAGCTGGCCAGGCTTACCCCGCTTGCATCAACAATCCTTGTGCCGGTCAAAAAATGGCCCGCCTGCCGCACCAGGTCAGCGATCTGAGTGGTTGTTTCCACCTGGTTGGTCACTCCGACCCGGAAGGGCATATCCGCGTCCGGAGATCTCGCCACCCAACCGCTCCCATCGTAGACCCGGAATAACCCGCCGCCATACCCAAGCGCCTCATTGACTGTCACCTGGAAATAGTTGCTTGCATCCAGGCTGCCGACCCGTTCCAGCACCAGCGTATAGGTCTTGCCCATTTCCATGGCAACCTCTGTTGAGAGTGTCCCGGTCACCCAGTCGGCCGTTGCGCCTATGTTTTGTGGTGCGATCAACGCCGATCCCAGCGAGCTGTCCGGCAGGCCGATCTTATTCGCGTCGTCATCCTCCTCGATTGTTGAGAAGATGCTGATTTTTAGGCTGTCCGTTGGGCTGCCGATCTTTCGCACGTGGGCCTGCACCGTCACCGCGTTCACGGTTTGCGCGAGGATGGCCACCTGCTGCATCACTTTTTGTGTGTTCTCAGCGGCGCCCACCGCCTGGGCTGCCGCGCTGGTCGTTTCGTAGCTCACCGCTGTGATCGTCGGCACCGACACATACTTCCACCCCAGCGTACTCCACCAGCCCCGTAACGTGAGTGTGGCGCTGCGGCTTTGCTTTGCCCCGCTATATCTCGCCCGTCCCCTCGGGGTCATCGCGCCGCTGGTTTGTGTTGGCGGTGCGCCTGGCCATCGCTGCGCTGCCAGGATCGCGTCCCGCCTTGCCTCGGCTGCCTCCGGCGTCATCCCACCGCATGAGGACAGGAATTCCTTCGTTCCATAGGTTGCCACGCTCAGGTCATCCTGCACCCACGCTGTCGTTGCCCGGCTCCCGACCACATTTGTGCCTGGTGCCACATAACTGTATGCCACCGCCACGCGGTTGACCATCGAATCCAGCGATGCCCCGACCTCAATCGCACCCACCCGCACCGCTGCAGCATGTACGTATCCCCACCACACCGGCACACCTGTTTTCGGGTGACAGATCTCCACCGGCCTCCGCAGCCATTCCAGCAGTTCCCACAGGGCGCTCTCGCTGCCGCCGGTCGCCGTAATCGATCCGCCTTTCGGTCCGCCTGCGGTGGACCACTCCAGGCTGTTCACCCGCAGGTCGATGGCTGGTCGTGCGATATCGCCCCCAAAAGACCTGGTCTTGAATTGCACCTCGAGTTCTCTCGCGCTCATAACCGCAGCCTCCGCGGCCGGTATTTCACCACCACGCTCAACGACCGGCTGATCGGTCCATCCAGGATCGTATTGCCGTGCATCAAAAAGAATAGTCGCTGTGCCGCCAGCGGTTTCAACCAGATCCCTGGTCCCCTGGGTGTAAACTCCCCGCTTCGCAGCCCGCCGCTGCCGTCATCGGCATACACTCCGTCGATCGGGTCATCGATCAACCGCCGTCCATACTCCACGCCCATCCCGATCAAAGCGATTTCCCGGTACGAATCCAGCGCCATCAGCATAAGGTAATCCGGATAAACCGTCAGGGACCCCGTTGATGCGCGTTGTCCTGTCAGCACCAACTTCATGCCCCTCACGCCCGTCTGCCCGGGCAACCACGGCGGCAACTGCACAACGTCAATCGGGTTGATCGTACGCACCGAATTCTCCACCAGCGCCTGCCCTCCCGACCAGACCGTGACCGTATCATCCAGCAGTTTCAGCCGGTAAAGCATCCCCGTATCTATGCCCAAACTCCGCCGCATAAAAATTTTGAAGAACCGCCCCCGTGCTGCATTCAGTAAATTCGTGCTCAGGGTCCAGGTCAGCATCGTTTGTTCGCTGCCATCTGCCACGACCACCGATTTATACTGTCCGCCGCTCGATCCAGCATGATCCACCGCCGTCCCACCGCTGGCTGCCTCTGCCTCCAGCACGTGTGCCAGGTTGGTCGGGTCGCTGCGCCAGTTATGCCCCACCCACACAATCCCCAGGTCTGCAGAGCTGTCATAGCTGTTTGTCAGCTCCAATCTGGCCGGGGCAGGGATCGTGCCCTGGATTACGTTCGCAGCGATGCCAACCCAGTTATGACGGATCGCCGGTGATGCCCCCGCGCCATCCGAACAGTTAAAAACAGGCAGGCCCGTGGTCACGTCCGTTCCATTCCCGTTTGAGATGGGCACGCTCGTTTCTGCATAGGCTTCCAGCCAGTTGTTCCGCGTCACCTGCACGCCAATCAGCAACTGACCGGCCTTGAGCATCCGCATCGATGTGCTGCGGCTGACCATCCCACTCAGGATCTCGCTGCGCCACCAGTCATCGGTGTCCAGCAGGTCAATTTCCAGCCAGATTCGATCGTCGCTGTCGCCTGTCTGGTAGGCTTTTGCCTCCTCCAGCCAGCTCTCGATTGTGCGCACATTCGCCACCACTGACGCCGCCGCCCCTTCCAGCACCACATCGATTGTCTCGGTCACCTTCTCGGTGTCCCCATCTGCTGCGGTATCGTGATATGTACATCCCAAAATCGTCGAGCCGTCGCCACCACTTAAATAGATTGTCTCGCTCGCCCGCCGTAATCGCATCCGCATCTTTTTTTACCCTCCGAGTCTCTCCAGCACCAGCTCAGACGTGCGCCAGGCCCACGCTTCCGCGCCGTCATCGCTCAACCCATCGCCCTGCACCATGATCTGGATCGGTGTCCATCCGCTCGCGGCCATCGCGCCGAATGCCTCCGCCAGCCCGTTCTCGCTTCCCTGCTGTGATCCCAGCAGGCTCCTGATCTGGTCATTTGGGATGATCGTCGAATTGGAATTTGGCACCAGCAGCTCCACGCCTTCTTCGCCGACCCAAATCGGCTCGTCAGCCCTTGTGCTTCCGCCGCTTGCGAAACCGCGCACGGTTGTGTTGCCGTTTTGCGATCCCTGCCACATGCCGGGCTGGTACGTTTCCTGGAAGTGCGTGGTCAGGTAAATATCCTTGTCGCCCAGGCTTGCAATCAGCTCTGCCAGCTCTTCCACTGAGATCACGCCTTCCTGCGCCTGTCCAACATAGTCCTGGATCTTCCGGTATGCGCCTGCCGTCTCCTCATCCACCAGGCCCCATTGTTCCGCCACCACCGCCAGCGTGTTACCCTCTTCGGTGGTAAGGCCGTCCATCGCCAGTTGCTGTTGCAGCAGGTCGAACAAGATCTGCTTCGTTGCTCGGTCATGCTCTTCCGCATTTTCCTTGATCTGCTTCTGGATCTCTTCCAGCTTGGTCTTGTTTTCCTCAAGCTGTTCCTTCTGGGACGACGTCAGCCACTGTTTTCCTTCCAGCTCTCCGATCTCGTCTTTCAGGGCTTCAGCTTCTTTTTCCAGCTCGCCTTCTGTCCGGTAAAAGTTCCGCATCTCCTCGCTCAGCTCGCCGGACATAAACAGCTCCAGCTCTTCCATGCTGCCTGTCAGCTTTGGCACTGCCGCCGCGAAGCTCCCCACGGACTCGCTGGATTTATCCACCTCTCCGCGCAGTTTTTCCTGCATATCAACGTAATCGCCGTTGATCTGGGTCCCGTAAAACGTGACTTCATTGATGTAGTCAACCTCAATGCCATACTCTTTTAGTATGTTTGTCAGGACATTCAAGCTGCGACTTTCCTCAACGATCTGCCGGATTTCATTCTCCCGTCCCGAAAGTTTCCCGGTTGCCTCTGCTGCCCGCAGCATCTCATCAGCATACTCATCCCACGATTTTGCATCTTTTCGCACATCTTTTTCGTGAGTGTTCAGCACATCGCTAAGGTCATCACCCCAGTTCAACAGGGTATAAAGTGTTCCTGCGGCATCCTGTAATGGGGGCAGGAATTTTGTTTTGACTTTATTGGCCTGGTCTTCAATCGCAGCCGTCAGTCGGTCAAAATTATCCGTTGCAGCTTCCGTCGTTCCGCCCACCTGTTCGATGATCTTTTGCCCGCCTTCCAACGTGGCATTTAAGATCGCCATTTTCTGTTCGTCGCTGGTCAGTTCGTCGGCATTTTTCCCCAGCTTCGCCGCCAGGCTTTCATACGCCTCGCCCAGCTTAAGCGTGATGCCCGTGTTATCGATGACCATTGGGCTGCCCCGTTTGATGCCTGTCATCAGGCTCTGGTATAGGAATTCCGTGCTCCCCAGGTCTGGGTTGAGCTTGGAGGCTGCCTTTGCAACCTCCAGGATGTCCACCGCACTGTTTGCCAGCGCGCTTCCAAGCTCTTCCGACGTTCCAGCCAGCAGCGTTGTGGTGGCGCTTTGTAGCTTTAGCTCGCTGATCGTGCCGCGGCTTGCCGCCTGCAGTTGTTCCATCAGGTCCACCGGCCCGTTGATGCTGTCCATCAGCGTGTCAAACGATTCCGCCGTTTGCACCACCACCGCGCCCTCGCGGCCGAAGTCAAAAGCCTTCTTCAAAATGGCGACCTCGCCGGTGATCACTCCGGTCGCCTTGATGATTCCCTTGCTCGCAGCCGAGAAACTTTTCTCGAAGTCACTGACCTCTTTTTTCGCCTGGCTGGTGCCGCTTTTCACCCCGCTGGCATCGATAATGATCTGTCCGTACGCGCTGCCCAATTGGATGGCCATTGTTTACCACACTCCATTCTCCGGGATTTTCATCTTCCGGCTTGCCGTTGGCTTCCGCCACCCGCCTGGTGGCCGCTGGAATCCATTCTGCTTTCCGGAACCAGGCTTGTCTTCCTGAGATCCGGCGATTGCCGCCGCCAGGTCAAGTTGATAAGCCAGCCAGTCTGAGTCAATCCCCAGAATCGCGCTCGGTCTCGTCCCGTACCGCCGCGCCATCCTGTCCATCTCCACCAGTCTTGTCCGGTTGCGCACGAAAGGGCACCAGGGCTTGCACCTCCCGCGTCGCCCACACATAGACCTGGATTTTATCCATCGCGCTCAGCTCGTTAAGTGTGATATGCGACTCATCCGCATCCTCTGCGATGGCCGGTTCAACCATCGCCGCCTTCACCACCAGATCCGCCACCTTTCCAAACTCGGGCAGCGTTTGAACGGTCAGGCGCTTATCTTTATTCATCAGTTCATCCATCGCCCCGGTCAGCGGTGCCGGAACATCCCCCTGCATGGCCAGGTCATACAGCGTCACAGGTTTCAGTTTCACCGTCAATCCGCTCGGCAAGATGTAAAGCTCGCCTGATCGCTTCTCTCTCCACGTGTTTATGTCCATATCAACTCCAATTTTCTGAGGGTCTCCATCCTCCCCCAGCTTTTGCGAAGCTGGGGGAGGTCGGTATAGGGTCTTAGCTCGTCGGTAGGGCCGTAGCGGTCTCGTTCTCCACAATGTCGATGATGCCGTTTACATCATCATGGACCGCAATCCCGCTGCACTTGGTGATGTAGTATTCGCCGTTTTTCAGGCTGCCTTCCAGGCTCGTTATCTTGGCCTTGAAGAGCTTCACGTGCAGATCATCGATTCCATCTCCCAGCGCCTTGCCGTAGATCTTGACATACGGCATGTTATCTCCACCGGCGACTGAGAAGGTGGTCACGCGGTTTGGCGTAACGCCGGTGGTATCGAGGGTCTCCCCGGTCAAGGCCGCCAGCGCCTCCAGCGAAATGCCGCCGTTCTCAAGGCTCCATTCCACCGCTTCCACCTGCGTGTTGACGGACTTAATCACATCGTTCCCGCGCAGTGTGGCCGATACCATCTGCAGGTTGAATCCCAGTTCACGGCCTGCTGGCAGCGAAACCGCCGATCCGCTTGTTGGCACAATCACGATTTCTCTTATGCCCATTGGGTACATCTCACTCCTCCGTTTGCTTCAAAATCCCTGCCGCCTGGCGCTTCCACGCCGCGATCTTTGGCAGGGTTGCTGATAGGTTTTTGACCTGGTCGGCGTCCAGTGCCGCCAGCTCATCCACGTTGCCAACCCCGGCCATCGCCAGATCGAGCAACGCATCATCCGTTATGCCGTGCAATCTCTTCAGTGGCTCATCCTGTGCCGCCTCGAATCGCTCCCCCGATTGGCACAGTGCCTCGGCCGCCAACAGCGCCGGCGCATCCACTGTCCAGTCGTTTTCGCGGCTCCATCTTAGGTCGCCGATCACCCGCACGCCAGCCGGGCCTCCGTAATGCAGTCTCATCGATTACCTCCTCCTGGTCACCACAAACCGGCTCATCGCCAGATTGCAATTCAGCGCCTGGTCCTGCAGGTTTGGCGCATCATCCGCCCAGCGGATCTCCCACACCCCGCTCATGCCCAGCTTTTGTAGCTGCAAAAGTTCGAACATCCGTTCGCGTGCCGCGTCAATCGATCCATACCCCCGCCGCTGATAGAGATAGATCACCAGGTACAGCCTGGCGCTGTCATCCAGCGGTCCGTGTGCCGCTTGCGACTCCTCCTTCACCAGCGCGCACGGCAGAATCTCGCCGTTCCCGTCGAACGCTCCCGGCGTGCCTTCTCGCGAGATCTCGCTTTCCCCCGTCCATATCCCGCCTGTCAGCAGGCCAGCCAGTGTCTCGTCTGCTTCCAGGGCCGCCTTGATCGTTTCTCGAATGCTCAATTTATCCTCCTTATTTCCCCGCTCCCATCAATGGGAGCGGGCAGGGTGAGGGTCTTACAGCAGCCTCCCCAGCACGTCGTTTTCTTTCCCGAAGATCCACACGCCCAGCGCCTGGCAGATCATGCTATTTGATAAATTCGCCCCCGCCAGCTCGCCGCTCGGCAGCCCAACGTACTCCGCGAACTGGTCCATCGCGCCCCAGCTTTGCTCGCCGCGCATCCACCCGCGCAGGTTGTCCGTGAACTGTTCCCGGTCCATCTGCACCGCCGTCTTATAGCATAGGCAGCCAACGTGCAGCGGCAGGCTGATCGTCCCTTTCGGGTATACCCCATCCCCGGCTTCCCCCCCGGCCACCACGCTTTCGCACTCGCACCCCAGCGCTGGGTGCGCCCCGCTCAGGTTAATCTTTTCCTGTTCGATCCATGGGATCATCCCCATCACCTGGTCTGTGGCCATGTGATGAATCGCCTGAATCTCGTTTCGCGCCATCCGCAGCGCGTTATAGGCTACGCCCTGTCCGGCGCATTCGTCCCCGCTTTTCAAGCCGGTCTTGTCCCCGCTCGCGATCGCTCCCTTGCTTAACCCGTAAAGTCTTATTCGGGTCCACCGCGGGCAGTCTTTACCTGCGCCCAGGTAGCCTTCCAGCTTTTTCGCCAGGTCCCACGCGCTCCACTGGCCTTGCAGCCCTTCCATAACCAGCCGGTTGATGCCGTCAAGGCTTTTCTTGTTCAACTGCCAGATCCGGCTCGATAGGTCCAGTCCGTCCTGCAGCACCCGGTTGCTTGCCGCATTCATCAGCACCGCCAGCTGGTCGTCGAAAACGCCATCAGTAATCTTGCTTTCGGTCTTGGCCGCTTTCTCCGACTGTCCGGCCAGCCAGTTCACCTGCACCGCCAGTGTGCCAAATGCCAGGCTGCCCGCTTCTTTCCTCAGCGCCTGGAAGGTCGGCAGCCAATCCGTCATCATGGCATCGTTCAGGATCTCGCTTGCCGCGCTCATCACCCCAAACGCCTGCACGCTCGTGATCGGCTCGTCCTTCGCGCCGCGCATCAACCGCTTGCAGATCTCGTCGCTTGCCGCCATCAAGATCCGGTGTGTTTCGCCGGTCAAAAATAGATGCTGCCGCATCAGCGCGATCTGCTGATACTGCCATGCCCGCTTCACCGGAATTTTATCGATCCAATCCTCAACCATAATTCCTCTTTATCTCTGCCTTTTTTTAAACATCTTCTCCGTGCTCTCCGTGTCTCTGTGGTAATTCCTCCTCATCCTCCTCCGAACCCGGCCAGGATGTTCGAGAATCGGCTCGGGTCCGTGTCTGCCGGATCGACCTCTGCCGCCAGGGTTTCTGCATCCACTCCCGGGACGAATCGAGCCAGCAGGTCCCAGATCCGCTCCTGCGGCAGGCCCAAAATCCGCAGCCGCATTGCCGCATCGGCCACATCCAGGATCTCCTTCGCCGTGATCGCCGCTTTCGATTTCCAGGTGATCTTGAGTTCCAGGCTTTCCGGAAAATACCCCAGCAAAAGCAATTGCCGCTCCACCAGCGGCTGCAGCAATTCGCTCACCACCCACTCCCGCAGTTGCTCCAGGCTCTCGTTATAAGCTTCCTGCTTTGGCCCTAGCACGTCCCGGTTTAAATCCTCGCCATACCCGATCAACTCCATCGGCACCTCGCCCGCCGTGAACAGTGTGGCGATGTGATGCTGCACGTCCTCGATCTCCCCCAGGTGACCGTCTCCCTGGATCGCCGAGATTGAGGCTGGCTTGTTGGTAAAAAAGTCGCTCACCGCCCCGGTCGCTTGCAGGGCTGCCTGGTTTTCGGCTTTGTATTTCCTCAACGCCGCTTCGTCAGCGCCTTCCACCACGTGCAGGTACCTCATCCCGCTGCGTGCCTTGCGCCGCACCGACACGTCCATTTCACCCTCGCTCACCTTTTTATAGGCGCCGATGGCGCTTTCCAGCAGCGGCGTGCCGTATCGTTTCCCTTCGTCGTGCTCCCATCGGGCGTGTATCATCTGCCACTGCGCAAACCACACCGCTGTTTTTGGCGGCTCTGTGCCGAAAGAGACCCCGTTTGCCATCCAGAACGCTCGTTCTGGTTGTTCGAACCGGTCGAACTCGTTTGACGCGCGGTGTACATACAGCGTTGGCTTGCGGCTCACGCTTGTGATCTCCAGCGCGTCGTTGATTTCTAGCTCCAGGAAGCTGTCCCCATCACGCGCCGTCAATCGCACCCAGTCATCCAGCACTTGTGCCAGTTTCAAGCGGTTATACAATCCCGTTGCCGCGTCCGTCGCTGTGGGGTTATTGGTGCGGATTGCATATCCGCCCTTTGTCATGTCCCGCGCCAGGCGTGTGATCATGCGTTTTGTCCGCGGGTCAATACGGTACATCTCCCGGCAGGCCCGCACCACTTTGGTGCGCTCGCTTTCGGCGATGAACTTCCGCGCCAGGCTCTCTTCGTGCAGCGCCATTTCCTGCGCCGTCCAGTCCACGGTGGTTTGTTCGGGCTGTGCCTGCTGTGGCCTGAAAATATCTCGGATTCGATCGAATAGCCTTGCCATTATGCAAACACCTCCTTCAAAGTCTTTTCAAGCGTTGGCAGGTTAGCCTCGATCGTGCTCATCACGATTGCGTTTCGCCCGCCGTGTGCCGTCTCGAGGAACTTGCCATACCACACCGTATGCCCCAGCGCGATCACCAGTTGGCTTGCATTTCCGGAGATCTTCACCGCATCGCTCATCTCCGTTGCTGCGCCTGGTGTCACGGTCCCGGTCACCGCCTGCTGGCCAAACCCGTCAACTGCAAAAAACAGCCCGCTTCGCGCGTTGCCGGTCCGGTCAGTCCATGCGGCTTGTGACCTCGCCGTGTCCTGGCATTTTTGCCCCCAGTACACAGCCACCGCATACACCGCTATCAGCGCCTTCTTCCCATAGGCCTCGATTCCCTCTATCAGTTTGCTTGGCGGTGTCACCCACCGGATCCCGGATATGTTGGTCATGCTCCTTCTTCCTCCTCGAAAAGGGTTGGCTGTGCTTCAGCTTCTGCCACCCGTTTACACATAACCAGATAGTTGTGCGGGTCTTTTTCGATCAGAATTGCAACCCTGCCAGACCGGTGTGCTGCAATGCCGGTTGTCCCGCTGCCCGCCGAAATATCCAGCACGATGTCTCCCGGGTTGGTGTAAGTGCGGATCAGATACTCATATAAAGCGACTGGCTTCTGGGTGGCATGGACGGTATCTTGGACCGAAGGGAAATAGAGCACGCTGACTGGATAGTAGTCATTGCTCCTTGTCTTAGGTCCATCTGGCACCTGCTTATAAACGCCAGCACGGCTGTGATTACCTCCTCCTCTCGCGTGCAGGCTGCCCTTGTTCGATTGAGGGTGATAAACCGGCTGTTCTCGGTAAAAGACGAGGATATTCTCGTGGGCCTTAAGTGGCATCTTCTTGCTATTCAGAAAGCCTGTTCTACGTGACTTTTCCCAGATCCATTCATATCGAAACCATTTGAAATTGCTCATCACCAGCTTGCTTGTGAAGGGCTGGCTTGCGGTGGTGATGAACACGCCATGCGGCTTGAGAATCCGTTTGACCTGATCCCACATGGGTTCGAAAGGGATGATCTCATCCCAATCGCACGCGGTAGTCCCATAGGGCAGATCCGTGATGATGGCGTTTACACTTTCCGCCTCCATCGCGCCCATGATCTCGATGCAATCCCCTTTGTATAGTTTGCTGGTCACTTTACCGCCTCAGCCTCCGCCACCGTGCCGATCAACAGGCTTGGCCGCACAAACGTCACCTCATAAAGGTGCCCGTCATGGGTCAGCCGGTCGCCCTGTTGCACATCCAGTTCTCCAGCTCCGTAGAGGATCACCGCCTGGCGCGTTGCATCGCTTGCCATACCGGCTTGTCCAACCGCCCTGGACCCTGCCCGCACAATCCGGATTTTCTGCGCCGCCAGGGTTGTGTCTCCTCTGCGCAGCGTCACCATCACCGGGTTGTCATCGATGATCCCGCTTAGATCGCTTGCGAATTGCGCCTTATCATCCGCGCTCAGCATGTTTCTCCTCTCACATCACCAGCGGACCGATCCTGTCCGCCAACGCTTTTTCGTATTGCTGTCGCAGGTCTCGCGCCTGTTCGCGCAGTTGCTCTGCCAGGCGTTCCTTGCTCACGCGCTCGTCCCCCAACTGGTATTGGAAAGCCTTTGCGCTGGCGTTATTGGCCTGCCAGGTCAGGCAAATCGCCTCGGCATACATCACCACCAGCCTGGCTTCGCCCGCGTCCATCTCTGCATAGGTGGTATCGCTCAGCACATGACCGGCGCCGTATTCCAGGGTCCGTTGCATCGTGTAGCCTGGTGTCGGGTAAAACGTGATCTGTCCGTTGCTGATCGTCCAGGTTTCCTCGCGCATGCGTGCGCTGGTCGGGATGATCCCGCTTGCTGATAGGATCACGCCACCCTGCGAGATCGCGCTCTCCAACTGGATCAGCGTGACGAAATCTTCCGGCAGAGCATAGCTCGCCTGGCCTGCAACAATTGCCAGTGTTGTGATCTTGCGCTTTCTCAACCGGTTGTTCAAACCCTCCACCGAGTCCCGGATCGCTCGCTCATACTGTTCGCTGGTCGGCATCCCGTCCCGTGCCGGGACGTTTGCCTGCAATCGTCCAGTCAAATCCGTCATCGTTGCGCTCATTTCGCCTTACCTTTTCCCCGCCGCTTATCGGTCGCCTCCGCTTGTGAGATCACTTCTTCGACAATCCCCGTCAACAGCACAACCGGCCGGTCGCCTTTCGCCAGCGTCACCGCCAGCTTATCCGGTACCTCCATCGTTTCACCGGGCAGCAATAGCTTCCCGTTCACCACCAGTTCTTTCTCCGTTGCATTCTGGATCTTCGCCATGCGTTTTCCTCCGTTCCTTGTAGGGGCGGGCCAATGACCCGCCCCTATCAGGTTTCGTTCATTCAGGCGCTTACACGATCTTGACGTAGCTGCCCTTCTCCACCACCGGCGCTTCCGTGGCGTTGAACTCTTCGCCGTAGTACTGGTCCGCGGCCACCAGCTTTTGGTTGGCGTCGTAGGTCGGGAACGGTCCCTTGATCGTCCAGGGGGTCAGCACGCGGTGCATCACCAGGCCCCGGTTGACAGTCAGGATGTAGCCGTCGCTGAACTGCGTGGTATCGAACACCGGCAGGCCCTTCAGCCGCCCCACATAACCGTTTGCGTTCAGGTCCGCGCTCGGAACTTTCCCTGCCGCGGTAAACCCGTCCCAGTTGCTCATCGCGTCGCTGTTGGTTTTGCTGACCAGAATCCCGGTCGGATCGTAGAATCGGTTGGCCACCTTGGTCTTGGCGATACCCACCTTTTTGACCAGGTCATCCAGCGTATCGCTGGCCGCGGTCCAGGTGCCGCCGCTGTTGTTGGCCACCTGCAGCACGGCTGCCAGTGCCAGGTAGAAAACGCCCTTGTCGATCTTCTGGGCAACCTCAACGCCCAGCGCGTTCAGCGTGCGGGCCAGTGCATCCCAGCCGATCTGCTGGCGGCTGAACACAATTGCCTCACGGGTGATGCTGGCAGCCAGACGGTCGGCCATCGCCTCGATCGTCTTGTAGGCCAGCGTCATCTTCCCGCGCTCGATCGCCGCCCCTTCGCCTTTGCGAACCGCGTCGTACTGGTAATCCACCAGCAGGCTTTGTTCGTCCGTGATGGTCGCCAGCGCCATATAACGGCCGTTAGCGCAATCCACCACGTAATCCGTGCCCTCGGTGTAGGTCACGGTCGCGCCGCTGTTGGTGATCACCACCGTGCCTGGGATCAGCCGCTTGTTGGCCAAGGCCACCCACGCGTTTAGATCAGCCGTGCTGGCCTCGTCGGTAACGGTGCCGGTGGCTCCGGCTTCACCCGCGTAGGTTTCGTAATACAGCCGCGAGGGTGAAGCGTCCATCATCCCAAAATCGAACACGCCGCTGGCCACCAGCGTCGGCAGTGCCTGCGCCATCACGGTCCGCCCCACCGAGTACGGCAGGTTCAGGTCGCTGGTTTGCTCGGCCTCTTCAAACTGGCGCGATTCCTCGGCCAGTTGGCGGCCATACAGCTTATCGAACCGCTCCAGGTAGAGCTGTGCGAACACATCGTTCACGCTGCGTTCCTTGTGCGGGACGATCACGCCGTGTCGCTCCAGGCTTTCGATCAGCTCCAGGCTGGCCCGCAGGTGCTGCGGTCGCTCGCCTTCCGGCATCTCGATCACGCTGCCCTGCGCGCCGCGATAACCCATGCTGGCCAGCCGTGCCTGTGCCGCGATCGCGTCGTATTCATTGCGCTTGGCCTCCACCAGCGTCTTCACGGATTCGGCGTCGGCCGGTTTGGCTGCCTGCACTGCGTTCGCGAACGCCTCGTTCATCGCCTTGCCGTAGGGCAGGGCTTTCGTGGCTTCGTCGATCGCCGCGTTCACGGCTTCCTGCTGGGCCTGTTCGGCCAGCAGTTTCTTGGCCGCCACGGCCTCGTCCAGCGCTTTGGGCAGGTCAACTTCCTTGCCGATTCCCAGCTTTTCACGCAGGCTTTCTTCCAGCCTCTGCGCCTGTTCGGCGCTCATCTGCTGCACGTTTTCCGCGATCAAACCGCGGAACAGTTCAGGGTGCTCCCGTAAGAGCTTCAAAATTTCTTCAGATGTCATTTCTCCCTCCTCCAGGGATGTAGATTCCAGCATGGTGACGGCCCCGTTCGGGTCGCTCGGTTCCAGCACCAGGTCATACCCGGTGATCACCAGATCCGTAACTTCCTCGATCCGCTGGCCGTTTTCAGTGACAACTTTGCTCTGACCGTAGGCCCGTTGGCTGATGCCCGGATACACACCGCCCTCCATCAAAGCCAGGAGGTCCTTGCCCTTGCTGGTCTCCAGTACGCTCCCTTCCAGGAGAGTCTGCTGGCCGTCGAAGGACACCTTGTCCCATCGCACGACCGTTTCCAGCAGGCTGGCTCGCCCACCTTTGCTTGAGGGATGTTCCGCCTCGCCCAACAAAACCGCCCGGCCCTGTCCGGCGCTCTCGTGCAGATGGCCGCGCACGTCCTCGACCGCTGCCCGCAGCACCGCTGCCGAATATCGCCGACCGTTCTCGTTCACCACGTCGGCGGTAATTCCAATCCCTTTGATCCTGCGCGGTTGTCCATCTTTCGCTTCCACCAGCTCCAGCCGCCCGCAGGATTCCGTAAACCGCTTCCCCTTCCTCTTTCCCTCTCCCAGAGACTGTGAGAGGGCAGGGTGAGGGTTCTTCCCCTCGCCCAATTCGGGCTGAGACGAGGGTGGCGTTGTGGTCTGCGGCTGATATGCCAGCTCCACCACCTCCCAGTCCGCTCGATCGGCAAAGGTATACTCCCCGCCTATGCTCGAATAGCTCACCAGGTAATACTCGTCCGTTTTCAGCTCGCTGCCGCCCAGCACGATCACGTGATCCGCGAACGTCTCAACGATCCACAAGCTCAGCCCGTCTTCCTGGTAGGGGAACTGCTTGCGGAACGCGCTCCGGATCAAATCCAGCGTGTAATCCAGGCTCCCCTTCACCAGCTCTTCCAACGGTTTTCCCCGTCCGATCTTTCTCTTCATCTTCTTCCTCCTTCGTTTTTCCTTCCCCTCTCCCAATCTTTGGGAGAGGGGTTGGGGGTGAGGGTCTACTCCAGCCCCATCTCTGCCGCCGTTATTACCACCGGCTCGCTTGTCGCTGCGGCTTCATATCCCTCGGCCAGTTCAGAGATCACCTGCACGCCGCCGCTCATCGTATCCACCACGTCGTCATGTTTCCCGTTCGGGAAAACTTCCATCTCCTTCCAGGCATCCCGCCACCAGGCGCCGCGCACCACTCGCACCAGTCCGCTGGTCGCCCGGAACTTGATCGCTCTGGCCCGGCTGACCTTGTCCGCCTCCGGCCGCATTTCCACGATCGATACCCTGGCCAGCGCCGGGTCCCGCATGAACTGCCTGAAAACCAGCGCCTGGAAAGCCACGTTCTCTATTGCCCACGTCGTCCCCAGCTCCTCCGGCGCCAGCATCTTTTTTTTCAGCAACGCCAGAAACTCATCCAGCTCGTGCACCCGCAGCAGGTCCCGGTAGATCAGCTCGCCGGTCTCCTGGTTCAACGCGCACGGCATCACCGCGTTCCAGTCGGCCGCCTTCGTCTCACCCAGTGCCAGGTCGATGTAGGCATACCACTGCAGGCCAGCCGGCCTTTTTTCGATGATCGTGAACTGCCCCTCGTCGAAGAAATTCCCTGTCCTTGCCCTGGGGAGCTGTTGGTACTGTGCATCGAACTCTTCCCCCAGCGTCGCTGCAATTTTCGCCAGCGCCCGCGCGTCATATTTCTCCGGCCAAAGCGGTTCGCCTGGCTTCCGTCCCAGCGGGTCCCGCTGTGGGATAAATTGCCCTCGCCGCATCCGGTCCGCGAACCGTTCCTCGTCCTGGATGTAGTCCTCGTCTTCCAGCGCCAGCGCAGGCAGGTACAGGACCTCCCACTGGTCGGCCAGCAGTGGATCGTTGATCATCTCTTCCAGCAGTTCACCGGCCAGGTCGGCCGGGTGCCAGCGCGTGTGGGTGATCACGATCGCTCCGCCCTTTTCCAGACGGGTGTACGCCGCGCTCTTGTACCAGCTCATCACCCGCTTGCGGTAGGCTTCGCTGTCTGCGTCGTCGCGGTTTTTGAATGGGTCGTCGATCACCTCCAGGTGCGCCCCCTTGCCGACGATACCGCCTCCGATGCCCGCCGCCACCACGCCGCCCCGGTGCGGGTCCGCCAGGCTCCAGCTTGCCTTTGCGCTGCTGTCCGCGCTCAGCTCCACCGGCGCGTCCAGTGCGCTCCGCGCCCCGAACACCGCTGCATAGCGCTCGCTCGTCACGTAATCCCGCACCGCTCGGCTGTCCTCGCCCGCCAGGTCGGCCCCGTAAGCCGTCAAAATCACCCGGCTGTCCGGCAGTTTGCCAAGCAGCCACGACGGAAATAACCGGGATATCTGCGCGCTCTTTCCGTGCCGCGGCGGTTCGAAGATCATCAGTCTCCCGATTCCCTCTTCGCCCTCGGTCTCGATGTAGCGCAGCACCTGTTCCAGCTTATCCGCCACCAGCCGGTGATGTCTGGCCGGTCGGTACCACGGCGCCACATAGCACGAATAATCGATCAGGTGGCGCCGGGCTTTTTCCCGGGCCGCCCGTTCTGCGCGTGCCAGTTCCGGTGTCACCTTACTCATGCGCGTTCCCCGCCTTGCGGCTCAGCTCGTCCAGCTCCTCATCAGAGAGCTGGCTCAGGTCTTCCACGTCTGTCACGTCCCGGTTATCCACCTGCACCCGCGGCACGTAATCGCCCATCAGCTCCAGCGCCAGCTTACGGTCCGGGTTGCTGCGGTGGTCCGGGTCCGATGCCGATGTGATTAGCGCCCGGTAGATGTCAGCCCGGTGGTCGAACAATGGTGCCGCCTGCAGTAATGCGATCATCTCATCGATGCTCTGATTCTTGCGCCGCCACGTTCCGATCTGCCGGTCGCTCGTCAATCCGAGCACCTGCGTCGCCAGCTCCTCTTGTGTCTTTGGCCAGCGGCTGTTCTTCGGGCTTGCGCACCAGGCGATATAGCATGCCACTCGCCACGGCCACCCGCCATCCCGCAGGTCAAAATAACGCTCCAGCCACTCCGGTTTCTCAGCATCAGGCGATGGTCCAAACTCTTCCAACGCTGCCCGGGCAACCTCAGATCGGCGCCGTGCTTCATCCGGCGAGATCCCGGCGCCGTCTTCGATGGCGTCGTCGATCGCCAGGCCCAGTGCCAATTGTTCGAATATTTCAGGTTTTGGACGTTGCACCGGTCGCTTCATCGTCTTACTCCATCTCCATGTACTGCGTGGATCCGCGCCGCAGTGCCGACCACTGCCCTGAGCCAATCTCCACCCACACATCGCTGCCATCCACGCCGTAGACTGCCACTTTTTGCCCGGCAGCCAGGCTGTCAATGATCGGATACGCCAATCCTGGTCCGCTCCGCACTCGCAGCCCGTTTACCAGCACCCGCGCGGCCAGGCTTTCGCCTGCTACTGGTTCTTCCGGCTCTGTCGTGGTTTTTTCGGCCTCGCTCCACGCGAATTCGCCCGCTGCCTGCCAGCAGTCGAAAGCGTACTTTTTTGCGTTCCCCCACTCCCAAAAATTCGCGCCCGCCAGGCCGAACTCAACGCAGGCGTTCATGAACTCCGTCACATCCGCGCCGGTCGCCTGCCAGCCGTGTTCCCGGAAAGCCGCGCCGCTCGGAACAACCGGCTTCCCGAACTGCTTATACTCAGCCAGGCACTGTTTGAGCTGTGCGCGCGGGTTATGCGCGCCCTGCCAGTACATCTGCGGCATGGCCACGTCGCACCCGCGCAAAAACGTCGCGAACGGAAATTCTGGGTGGTAGCTCGGGAAGCGATAACTCGCCAGCGCGATCGGCACGCTGGAGGGCATTTTCTGGGTCAGCCGCCCCATATAGCGCTCCGCTCGTTCCTGCGCCCCGGCCGTCTTATACTCGGCCTCCGCGTCGATGTCGAACCCGTCCAGCTCATACTCGGCCACCAGCTCGGCCGCCAGGCTGGCCTCCACCTCTGGCAGCGTGCCGTAGGTGTACTGCCAACCCCATGGCGAAATGCTCAACGCCCGCAGCGCGGTAACTAGCGGCTCCACCAGCCCCTCGTTATAGGCCTTCACCCCGTCCGAGATCTTGATCAGCACGTGAGAGTAACCCGCCTCGTAGGCCGCCATCGCGATCCGCGCCGGGTCTCCCCCCTCGCACAGCGGGATCTTCCACAGGTAGAATCCCTTGCCCTTCAGGAGATCAGTCGGCATGTCCTCCGCCTCCCTTCCCTGGCGTCCACTCGTCCGGCGTCCAGCACGGGGTCTCGTCTTTCGCCTTGATCTGTTTGATTAGCGTTTCGATACCCCCCATTAGGTAGACCACTCGCGAGGCATACTGCGCCAACATCCGCTTCAACCTCCCGATCTCCAGCGCTTGGTCTCGCGTCTCCCGATCCAACCCGTCGATCCGCTCGCTCAACGGCGTGATCAGGTTATCCACAGCGGTCTTGGTGAGTTGGGATGCTGCGTCAGTCAAAACCTTTGTTGCGTCGGCGTTGCTTTTACGCCGCGCGAACATCCCCCCGATAAACGCACCGAGCACCGCGCCGCCCACACTGGCAATGGCTGCAATGATGGCTGCAATGAGTGCTTCGGACATGCCCTACCCCCAGCTCTGCGCGTCGTGCTCGCTCACCGGTTTCGGCTGGGTCACGCCCTCGATGGCGATGCCGCCAATCAGCGTGCCGATCATCACCGCGATCTCGACCATCATGTCCTGTGTTACCCACGTCGGCGGGATGACCCCGAAACCACTCAGCACCATAAAGGCAAGTCCGAACAGTGCCACGTAAAACTTCCGGCTTTGCACCACCCCACGCCAGCCGCCCGGGCCAGGGTCAACCGCCACGCCCACGATGTAGCTGCCGACAACCACTGCCAGCCCGGCACCCGCTTCCGTGTCGAGCTTGAAGTTTGGCACCACCTGCGCGATGATCAACACCGCCAGCCCCAACACCATCGCCCAAAACTTCCGTGAGATCAAAAGGTTTTTCATCGTCCCCTCCTCAGTGGGAATCAAAAGCGCCGTCACCATTATGGTGACGGCGCTCATCTCGTCGCTCGCCCGGCCGAATGTCGGGCTTGCTTGCACTGCGGCCGCGCCGCAAGTGCAAAAGTATATCAATATTCAACAATTGAATTTTAACAAATTTTCTACAAAAGTCAATATACTATTTGGCGTTATCCTCTCCGTCATTGTCTGTGGTTTCCAGCATATCTTCTCGTATCAACTTTCCGCAACATACCTCGCAGTATTCGCAATGCTCTTCCCCTCCTGGAAGGCTTTCCGGCGTGAAATAGAATTCCTCTCCGCAAACCTCGCACACATAACAAACCAAAAAATCACTCATCGCCGCCATTCCCTTCACGCCCTCTCTTCCTGTGCCTGCTTTTTCCTGCGCGTCAGCTCTCTTCGGTAGGCGTGATACGCTTCCCGCTCCTCCTCCGTCAGGTCTGCGGACGGTACGCGCTTCCGCAATTTTTCCATCGCCCGATGCAAGGCGCCGCTGTATTTCCGGGGGCGCGAAAGCTTTTCTCGGGCCTCCGGAGACAGCGCCGGGTTGATCCAGCGGCCTTCGGCGACGGCCCGTTTTTTTGACAAACTGACGCCTGCCGATAAGGCCTCGAACGAGGGTTTACATATACTGGCCGGGTTCACCCATTGGCCAGACGCGATTCGCTGCAAAGCCTTCTCGCGGCGCACGGGGATCCCTACGCGCGAGTTGGCCGTGTTGCGGCACTCCCGCGAGCAGTATAAGCGTGGGCCGCGCCTGGTGTACCAGCGGTCACGGGGGATTTCTTCCCCGCAAAGATCGCAGATACCGATGGGCGCTTTCTTATCAGCCATTTGTTTGCATCTCCTCAACCTGGATTTTACTCAGGCGCGTTTGCCGCCGCGGGTTATGCTCGTTCGGGTCGGAGTAACCGGTCAACTGCCCGCGCTGGACCATGCTCGAGACCGTGCTGATGGTTTTTCCAAGCATCTTCGCCGCCTCCGTGATGGTGATCAGCTCGTCGTCATGCGCCCATAGGTAGGCTTGCAGTGCTACCCAGCCGATCTCCGACTGCCAGAACGACGCCGGGATTTCATACATGGCGCCCTGGCCTGGCCGGGCAAACATCCACTCCGCCAGCTTCTGGATCACGCCAATCACTTCGTCAACATTTTCAAACGTCTTGACCAGCTCGCCGTCAGCGGCCATCCCCAGCATTTGCAGGTCCTGGCCGAAGGGCTGATTATAGAGCTGGTCCGCGTCCAGGATAGGCATACTCGCATCCATGACCGTCTGGCTTACCTGCCAGGTTAAATCGTTGTACCAGTTCACCATAAAATTCTTGATTGTTTGTTCGGTTATTTCTCTCATAGCCGTCTCCTCGTAAGTTTGGGAGGGGCAGAAAGCCCCTCCCTTTTTGAGCCATTTTATTGAATGATTTTTACAAGGCGATATCGCCCAAGAATCGTGATAATCACCGCCTCGCACTCGTCGAAATCCTCCTCATCGCTTCCGCTCGGCGGCTCCGTCAACCACACCACCTGGGCATCCCCACCGGCACTCTCAACCTCGTCCATCGCATCAGGCGAGGGGCATGCCCGTGATTTCCAGTCGGCCCGGTTGTCGAAATCCACCAGGTAGCCGGGGTGTTCCAGGGCTGCGCGCTCGGTCACGTACAGCCGTTGGCAGTCGTATCCGGCCTCCACGCAGCGCCGCAGGTGGTCGCTGCCGTTGGCACGCACCCAGGCAACCTTTTCCGCTTCAACGGTCGCCTTTTCCAGCTCCTTGCGGTGTTCCGCCTCAGCCTCGCGTGCTGCTTTCTCGGCTTCGAAGATCGGCTGCGCCTCGTCGAAGGCCTTCCGTGCGTCGCGGTAGGCGGTCAGATCAAACCCGATCTCGTTGCTAAAATCGACTTCTATTTGGCTCAGCCCGCTGTAATACCCCGTGGGATCACGTTTGGCGAGTTTCCGTTTCAGTGTGTCCGTCAGGTCTGCAACGCGCCTTTCCAGATCTGCGCGCTCCCGCTCGAAGGCGTTCTTGATCGCCTGTTCGCGCCGGGCGTTCATGGCCTGGCATTCCTCTACCAGGCCGGTGGCATCTGTGATCAGGTGGTCAACCTGATAGCGGGTATCCGATTTCGTCGCCGCCCAACCATCGCGAGTGCGGTAGGCGCTGGAAAAATTGATCAAGTTTACGACCGGTTGATCCTTGCCCTCCAGGTCCGGCGCGATCGCCTCGCGCTGCCCTTGGCTGGCCTGGCTGGTGTCGATTAGCGCCGACTGCTCTTCGGCCAGAAACTCGCCGGTTTCAGCATAGTGCTGTTTGCGAAAGGCTTCGCTGAGATAGTAGTGCACACGTACGTCCATCGTTTCCTCCTGGGCACTCGCCCGTTTTTTTATTGTCCGTCGCCTGCGCCACTCGGCGCTTACCCTGTCCCACCAGCGGTCCGGACTTTGACAGGATTACCGGCCGGGTCCGATAAACCCGGCCGGTGTTTTTTCGTTTTACAGTCCCAGTGCCTTGCGTACTGCAGTGATATTGCTGCGCTTTCCGTTGCGGGTGATTGAGCAGGTTTTGTAGACATTGTGGCAGCTTTCCGAGTAGGAAAACTCGATCACGATGCCAGCTGCATCAAGGGCTGCTTTGTTGGCTGCGATGAAGCTCGCGACCTCACCGTTGCGGCGGGCTTCGTTGTTGCGGCGGCCGCTGGCGGTGCTGGCGGGGCGCCAGAAGTAAGTGTTCGCGGTCAGGATATCGGGGATGCTGGTGGTGGTGGAAGTGGTTTCGTTCATGTTTTTTCTCCTTGGGCACTCGCCCTCTGAAAAAGTAGTTTGTCGTAGTCACTTGACTACACTATCTATTATAGTCAATTATGCGTAATTGTCAATACATTATTATCAATTATGCGTAACTCTAATGTAATGTTCTATTGTTCTATATAAATAAAAACTCCCTACCCGGAAGTTTTTATAAGCTCTCTCCGTTTCTCGACCAGCATTTCCACCCACGCCAGCGGCGTCATCGCCATCCGCATCTCGTTTATCCCCACCACCTCCAGCGTGATCACCGGCGCCCCCAGCAGTGTGCCAACAGCGGCCCTGCTGCCTGGCAGGGTAAGGGCATCCGCTTCGATCATTTCATCCAGCGTTTTCGGATTCAACGCAATTCCATAAACATGGATCCGTCCAGTCTTATAAAACGGCTTCTTAAGATTAATTGTGATGGTTTGATCCATTTTAAAATCCTCTTTACACCGTCTGCATCCTCTTTGCCCGTCTGATCAGCGCTCGCATCGCTTCCTCGCCGGGCACCCACGTCCGCACGTTTCCGCAGATCGAACACCGCACGTCCGCCGCGTACCCCTCCACGATGGCCATCACGTCCACCTCTTCCCCTCTCCCCGCTTCGGGGAGAGGGTAGGGTGAGGGGTCAATCGCCTCTCGATACAGCATCAGCACCCGCACGCCGCTCCCGTTCCGCTTCACCATCCCCATCACGTGCCCGTTTTTGCATCGCCAGGGTTTCAGCTCACTTTCCACAGTTTGCCTCCTCATATAGCACCAGATAACCAAACGGTACCCAGCTCGCCTGCACCGGCCGCACCATCGCACGTTCCCCGCTGCCTTTATAAATCGTGAAATCCTTGGCCTCGTTAGGCAGCCTGCGCACTGCAACCCGGTTTGGCCACCGCTCAAAGCTTTCCAGGTATTCAATCCCGGCCGTGATCGCCGCATCTCTCAAGCCCTGGCCTTTATCCAGCTTCCACAACAACATATTCCGCCCGCACCACTCTGCCGGGCCGCCAACCAGGTGCACCACCTCGCGCGCTGGCCATAAAAGCAAAAGATGGTGGATCCCCAGTGGATCTTCAGTCCATCGGCGCATCTCCGCCAGCCCGGCTGCAGCGTCAGGGATTAACTCCAGCCAGCGCTCCGCCTCCACCGGTGCGCCCATCCGCGCCACATGCAGCTCCCGCAGTCCATACCGGCTGATCGTGTTGGTCAACAATTCTTCATCCACCTGTCTGCCCTCCTCAGATAATTTCGGCTTGTCACAACCCGGAAACCGTCCTCGAACTCAACCAGAGCACTGTTCATCTTCCCCCGGGCCAGCACCCGGCATCGCTTTCCAAACCGCTCTGGAAGCCTGGCTTTCACTCTCCAGATGTAGAGGTACTCGCTCACCGCACCCTCTTCAACAATCCATTTTTCAACCCGTCCCCATCCCTGCGGTGATCGTTATGCAAGCACCCCCGCGCCCACGCTGCCTTGGTATAGTCCACGCGGCATTTTGGGCAGCGTCTCACATTCCACTCACGCTTCGGCACTTCGAATACCTCCCCGCAGTCCACGCAGATCACCTCCCGCATGTCAGTCGCCGCGTCCATCGGCCGCGTGAATGCCAGAAGCTCATCATCGCTCATCTCGCACAAATCACGCTTCATCAGTTCTCCTCTTATCCCTCTCCCTTTGGGAGAGGGCAGGGTGAGGGTGTAACTGCCGCCTCTGTCCGGAACGCCCAGTACACAAACCGCTCGCCTTCAGCCGATAGTCGGAACGCGCTACCCAACACCGCCCGGCCGGTCACCAGCTGCCGCTCCATCAACTCATCCACCGTCTGGTAGCTGAAGATCGATCGAACATATCTATATGCCAACCCCGGCCGGTGCCATAGCGCGTTGAGCGTCTTCACGTGCACGCTGTGGATCCAGTGCCCGCCATCATAGTGACCCCGGGCCAGCATCGCCACCAGCGTAGGATTCTGGATTTGCTCCTCCCGCACCACCGGCGTCCACGTCCCTTCCACCAGGCCGATTGCCCTGTTCAAAGCTCGGTGACCGGCCCAGGTCAAAAGTAAATGTTCATCCAACAGCTCGCCGAGCGTCTGCCGCCGCGCCCCGTTCATTCGCGTCAACCGCCCCGCGCTGATCTCTAAAAGATCTGAATACTGCGCCCAGGTCAGGTCGCAGTACATACGCATCAGGCGCTCGGTTTCCTGCCAGGCAGGCGCATTACTTGATACGTTTGTAATCTCAACAGTGCTATCGCTCATTTCCGCTTCCTTTCAGTCTGCTTTATGGTTATTCTGGAAAGATGATAACGTGGCATGAAAGTCTGACTTCCCGCATCCCCAGTGCCACTTTCCATGATCCAGGCATTCCACTATTGCCAGTGCCACAGCCGCCGTTTGTACAGCCTCTTCCCGGAGGTGATCCAGACCGCCATGCTTCCCACCGAATTGCGTTTGCAGCGCTGCCTGGGCCATTTCTCCGAGTTCTTCTATTAGGATTGCCATGTATGTATAGGGGTCGTGGTTTTGCTCGCCCCATTGTTGATCCTGACGTTGGCGCTCATCAAGGACACTGACCAGCGCTGGAGCTTTCAGCAAGGCTTCGGCTGCCTCAGCACGGGCCTTCCAGTACGAGGTATCATTTCCCTGTTTTGTCAGCACCTCTTCCTTCCAAACCTTCATCCTTTCGTATTCATCGCTCATTCCTCCACCTCCATCATCTCGTCATATAGACACTGTGTCCGTTCGCCCCGGTTGTACCGGGCCACCAGGCCCTCCAGAACAGCGATATAAAACCACATCGACCCGCCCCGAAAACCTATCATCGTCCTGGCTCGCTCCATCAACTGGTTGACCCGTTGTAGAGCCTGTTCCCACATCCCATCCGTCAGAACGTCTGCCATCTCCAAATCTCCTTATTTGCCTTTCTGCTAGGTATTGCGCAACCATCAACGACACCGCATAGCGCAACCGTTTACCGTTTATCTACGCAACCACATAACGCAACCGTAAAGCGCAACCGCTAATCTTCGTTTTCCCACTTTTCGGCCAACCGCGGATAATCCTCTAGGTTGAACTCGTACCGCATGGACCGCGATGGGCGCCTGCAGTCCACCAGCTCCTCGATCTGTGTGTGTTCCAACCCGCGCAGCATCAACCAGCTCGCCACCTGGCTGCGCGGCACGCTCAACCGTGTTGCTATCTCGTCCAGCGCCGTCTCCAGCTCCTCCGGCAGGTCGAACATGGCCCGGTTGCGCTTTGCATCCTTCTCGGCTTTTCGCCGTTGCCCGGGCGTTTGGTTCCGCGCCCGTTTCACTCTTTCCAGTGCCCCGAATACCGGATCGCTCGTCTTCCCTCTCTCCCTTTCAGGAAGAGGGTAGGGTGTGGGTGTAACCGCCGCCTCCACCGCCCCGTCTAGTTCCAATCGTTTCCCTTTTTTGATCGCCATGGTTTTACTCCTTACGCCAGCGTTTCAACACACCGTTTCATGATCATTTCCATGACCGGCGGGGTGACGGCATTTCCGTACTGGCGGACTTTGTCTCGGTTTGTGCCTTTGACGATGTAATCTCCCGGAAAGGCCATCGCCTTTCCGATCTCGTGAGGTCGGAGCATGCGGAAGGTCAAATCGTCTACGGTCAGGTTTTCGAGCGCGCCGACAAACCCAGCGCGATCGAGGGCGGTGACGGTATGGACCGGATCTGTCAGGCTACTGGCCTGCTGCGTGCCGTAGTAGTAGGTCAGGAAAGCACCAGAAGAAAGAAGTGCGTGATGTTGACCGCCGGCAGCAACGCACATGAGAGGATCATCCACCCCGGATACCTTCGATGTGCCATGCAACTCTGCGATGAAGGCAGGCGCAGTTAATAAAGCGTGGTGATCCCAGGTAGTGATGGTGCCGGTCGGTTCGTCGAGGCCGAAATTCATGGCGCGCGGATCAGCCTGACCACCGTATTGTTTGGAGAGAAACCCGACCAGGCCGACAGTCTGGCGCGTGGTCTGAGTGGTGACGGGGTCTACGCTCGAAACTGCGCGGTTATCGGGAGCGTGAGAATAACCAGTTTCGACCAACCAGGGAAACACGACGGCATGAGAGGCGTCGCCGGGTTGGATTGGCAGCGGCTCTGCTTCTGTGTCCTTTACCCGGCATTCGACGCCGCTGGTATAGCGACCGGTGACGATCAACGGTTTGCGCCCATAGGTTTCGAGGCCGTAGCGTATGCGCTCCAAGGTCTTCGGTTTCAGAGGGCGCTGACGGTCGCCGATGCGCTCAGCCTGGATCGACCAGTCGATTGCATTCATTGCGGCATAGTAATAAGGCTCGGTTTTCCGGGCGCAGCGCGAGCAACGATAAAAATACTGCGCCTTGTAGCGTCCCCAGGCATGACCGTTCTTCCAGGTCTGGATGGCTTCTACATCTCTCTCACAATGCTGGCAGTACGCCAGTGGTCGAAAATTCAGGTTGGGGATTGGATTACCGTGCTTCCAGAAGACGGTATACATGCGGTCGCGGCTTTGTGGCGTTGGCCAGGCGAACATGCTGTTGAAGTAAACAACCTGGTGGTCATAACCCAGTGCGTGCATCGCGGTCAACCAGGCATCCCAGAGGCGCCACTTTCCAGCATCGACGACGTTCTCGACGATGATCATCTCGTAGTCATGGTATTCTGCGAATCTGGGCACGTCCCACATGGTGGCGCGGCTGCGTTCCTCGGCCGGATCGATGAGGACGTTGCCGAACAGATCTCGCTCGTAGTAGCGCCGCGGTTTACCCTTCGCCAGGCTGTGATTGGTGCATTCCGGCGACGTGATGAGGATATCGGTGGATGGATAACGGCGCGGATCCGTGGCAGAGATATCGGTGCAGACGTGATCGACGTTTGGGAAGTTCGTGTTGTGGGTTTCAATGGCCAACTTCCAGTGGTTCATAGCCAGACGAACTTCGGCCCCCGCATGGGTGGCACCGATGGATGAACCTCCTGCCCCACAGAACTGATCGGTGACGGTGATGTAACTGTTTTTCATAATCCTCTTCATCCTCTTCATCCCTGTTATCTTGTCTATCCTGTCTCCCCCTACCTCAATACCCTCTCCACAATCTCCCCCAGGTGCTGGTATCCACCAACACGCCCGTACCGGTTCGGCGCATCTGCCTGCGCTTCATACCCGATCGCACCTGCGCAGTTCGGTGCATACTCCCAAATCGTCTTACCGTAGGAACTCGCCTCGCGCACCTTTGTATCCATCGGCACCGGTGGCAGCACCAGTTCAACGCTTCCCAGTGTGTCGCGCAGCCGGTCCAGGTTGCCGCGCGTTTCTGCCGTGTTCCGGTCGAACATGGTCGGCAAGGCCCCGATCAGCGTCGGCGGCGTCACCATCGGCAGCGCCCCCAGGCTCCGCACCGTCCGGATTACTTCCACCACCCCATCCAGCGCCAAAAAGTCCAGCTTCGCCGGGATCAGGAAATAATCGCTTGCCACCAGCGCCCCAACGTGCAGCAGATCGCTGCCCGGCGCCAGGTCCAGCACAACCAGGTCGAACCGTCGCGCGTCCACTTCCAACCGCTGCCCGATCGCATATTCCCGGCCCACCTCTGTTTGCATATAGAGTTTGATCCGTTCGGTCGTCTTATCGCTGGTCACCAGGCTCAGCCCCGGCCTGGCCTCGATCGCCGCGCTCTCCACCGGCTCGCCTTCCACCAGCCAGTGATACAACCCGGCGCCCTTATCGTTTCCCAGGCTGCGTGCCGCGTGCCCCTGCACGTCGAAGTCGATCAGCAGCACCCGCTGCCGCCGCGCAGCGAACCACGCCGCCAGGTTCACCGCCGTGGTCGTCTTCCCCACGCCGCCCTTTTGGTTCACAACCGCCAATGTCTTCATGCCTGATCCTCCACGCCGATCCACAGGTGACTGGGCAGCATGCTCTTATCCGCCCGCACCTCGATCCCATCCACCACCGTCTCCGCCGTGCCCACCGGTCCGAAAGCCCGGTCGGGCTTTGCCCCATACTTCCGCTGGTAGTAAGCGGCCGCATTCCGCACCCGTTCATCCAGCGGCTTCGCCGAGTTATCAAACCAGAGCATTCCCGTTTTCATAAACCTCTCTCCTGTTGTTGATTCGTTCTCCATAAATTGCCTGGATGGCCTGCGCCCGGCCGCCGTCTCGCCATCGTGCCGGGTATGGGCCGCCCGCCCGATCGGCATGTCCCCGATCGCATAACCACCCCGTCAGCCACTGCGCGTAATCGCGCTCCTCCGTTCCCTCGCTCCAGCTCCCCACCGGCGCCAGAAATCGCCCGCTTGATTGCGCCATAAACAGGTCGATGAACACATATGGAACCCGCCCACCTGCCGTCTGCATATCTGCCAGCGGCCCCAGGTCTCCCGCCAGCGCAGTCGCCACCGGACCGTAGTTTTTGATCAGGTCGATCTGCTGGGGTGTCATCCCTCGGATCTCGCGGATGATCTCTTTTTGTTTCTCGATCTCGGCCATCCGCGGCGTCATCAAGTCGATCTTTTTCTGCCGCCAGGCTGCCACCTGCGCCAGCCATTGCAGGTATTCGATCACCGCGAACAGCAGCCACACCAGCAGCCACAGCCCAACCGCCAGTAAGAGCGCTTGCATCCATGCCGCCAGTTCACTCCGGATCCACACCGGCAGCAGCATTAGGATGGCTCCCAGCCCCAGTAAGATCGGCTTCTTCATGCTCGGATTTTCCATGGTAAACCCCTCCCCCACTGTCCCTTCACCGCCGCCGCGATGCCTGTTCGCCGCACGCAGGCTGCGGCAGCTCATTCACGCCCCCAAACGGCTCGCCTTCGCGCTCACGCTCGGTGAACCGCACCCGGATGTCATCCCCACCGTCTCGCATCAACCATGCGGCGTTCGCCTGTGTGATGTAATCCAACCGGCTGCAGTCTGATGGGCTGCCGTGTACGGTCACGTTCACTCGCCCACCCTCTCGACCCAGCCGCATCCGCTCCAGCTGGTCCGCAAGGTTCAGGATCTCGTTCGCGTGCTCGCGGTCGTGAAGGTTAACGTCCACCTCCTCCGCGTCGGCCTGCCCGTCCCCGTCGCTGGCATCTCCACGCAACGCCAGCCACATCACCAGTACGATCCCGCCAATGATGAGTAGATCCACCCAGCTATACATGGCTTTCTTCTCTCCGCAGATAGCTGCGCCACCGGTCCAGCAGCGGCGTCAGCTCGTTCGCCACGCGCACCGCGCCCGGGTCCCCGTAGATGAACGCCATCCGGTTGATCATCGGCCGGATCTCGTCATCCACCAGCTCCAGCGCCTCGTTCGCCACCCCCAGCCGTTCTTCGAGTTCTTTCATGCTCGATCCGGTCTTGACCGCCTCGTCGCGCAGTCGCCGGTTGTCGTCCTCGATCTGTCGGATCCAATCCTGGCTCATGTTTTTCTCTTTCTCCCTCTCCCTTCCAGGGAGAGGGTAGGGTGAGGGTCATTCCAAAATTCAACGATTGAATTTTGTGAACTTCCAAATCGGAAGTTCACACATAGTTCACGCAATAGCCGTGGTAGTTTGCCTCCCTTTTTTTTCTTCTTTGGCAAAATACCGTCTCAATCTCATATAAGTTAACGAGAGTTCAAAGTATTCACGTTTTCGAGGCTCAAAAATGCCAAAATCGTCGTTTTGAACGTAAGATTCGGTCATTTCTGCCACTTCAACCGCCGTGAACATGTGAACTACGTGAACTATGAAAGGGCGCGGGTAGTATGTTTTGTTCTGAAGATTAATTTCTGTCCCATCGGTCCGCCCGTTTTTAATCTTCGCGACAAGACAAGCTCCAGCAGTTGCGAGTGTGTTCACAAAGTTCACAAGTTCACGCGCGCCCATCTCACACCCCCGCCAGGTTACCTTGCGCCAGAGTCGGCGGCTTCGGCTCCTCTTCCTTCGGACCGAAATCTTTCGGATTCACCCCGAATTTTGTGCTCAGCCCCACCAGCCTTGGCTGGTTCCAGATCATCCAGAACCCATCCCGCCGCCGTTCTGTCACCTGGAACTGGAGTTCCTCCCGGATGATCCGCCCTACGCGCTGGCTCTTCAGTTCCTTGCGCTTCGTGAACTTGCTGTGTTCCTCATCCTCGTCTTCCTCTTCCTCATCGTTCATCTCGTTAATGATCTGGTTCGTGATCCTCGTGATGTCTCCGATTTTGATCAGGTTCACGCCTTCCTCGTCCAGTTTCACGCAGGCCTGGTGCAGGTCCGGGTAGTTCCATATCTTCCAGATCGCCTCGATCACCCGCGCCGCCAGCGTCATGCTCTGGCTGATGATCGTTTCCTGGTAGTAGTCCCGCAGTGTTTCCCGGATGTCTTCCTGCTGGTACGGATCGTCTTTCGCGATTGCTAGCAGCGGCCCCGCCACCTGGTTGAGGCGTGCGCTGATGCTCTTGTCGTACCAGGTTGGATCGATTGCGATCTCAGGTTGCCAGGTCTCCAGCCTGAACCGGATCAACAGGTTCCGCAAAGCCGCCGCCTTCGCCAGGATGTTCGAGTCAACGGCCAACGGGATCCCCGCGTCGATCAGCTCCGTCATCTCGCGGCTGGTCAGCTTCAGCGTCAGCGATCGGCTTCCCACCGCGTCATCCTTGAAATCCTTGCGCATGCCGATCAGCTTTGGGCAGTAAACGTCGAACGTCACAGCTTCCCAATCCTTGCTACCGTCCTCCAGGGTCACCTCCCGGGTGCGCATGATCGGCCTCCCCTTGAAGGCCCCCTGGTTATAAAATTTGATGATCTCGGCCTCGGTGTCGCTGTACTGGGTATCCGCCTCGTCGATCAAAACCGTGCCATGGTACCGGTGGACAGACCGGAAAAGGCTCGCCGTGCTGTCTGCGCCTGATGCAGACATCATCCGGTGACAGAGATAACCCACCCGATAGATGAACTCAGATTTTCCCGCGCCCTTATCCCCAACCGCGCGCAGGTACATCGTCGAATTGAAAGCATCGAAAAGATAGGTCTGGATGACCCAGTAGGCGACCAGCTTGGTCAGTTTGTCGCTCGGCATGATGTAAACCGAGTTGAGGTACATCTTGATATAGGTCGCCAGCTCGCCGATGGTCTTTTTGTCGCCAACCGCGGACGGGAAGAGGATATGCCCTGTCCGAACCTGGTCGTTTGGATCGAAGGGTTGATAGTATTTCCCGCCGACCTCTACCCCATTTCCGCTCGAGATTTTTCCATCCGGATCCCGCCATGCCAGCAGCGCGTGTTCGGTTGCAGGGTCATATAGATACTCGATGAGATACCCATCGATGAAACCGCCCCAGGTGTAGACGCTCTCCCCCATCCGCGCTTTTTCGACCACCGCATTCAGCGCCTTCACCATCCGGTCCAGGTCTCGGATGGTCACCTGCAGCAGCTTCGCCAGGCGGCTTTTATGCTGGCTTTGGCCGAACTCGTCCAGTTGCCCGATCACCGCCACCGCCTGTTTGATCGCTTCGTCTTTGACCGCGCCTTCTCGAGCGCCCGCCCAGCTTGCGATCGCCTCCACGTATGTCGGCGCCTTATCCATCAGCGCACGCACCGTCCGCACCTGTAAGTCCGGGATAACGTTTGCTTGCGCCATGGACCTCAGCAGGTCGTTCGCATCCTTCACGTCCACCAGCTCGCCGTTTTTTTCATAGGCTTTCAGCTTATCGGGCACCGGCCAGTGCATTACCCCGCTCACTGCCCTGGCAATCTGGTTGGCCATCTCCGTTGTCTCGCGCTGTTTGCTGTTCGCCTTTTCAGGCGTTTTACAATCCACATCATCCAGGTCAGTCCATGGCAGCAGGCGCGTGTTCGGACCCAGCATTTTGCAAAGTCTCCAGGCTGCATTCAGCCCGGTCGTGTCCGCATCGGTGGCCACGTAGATCGACTTATGTTTGTCCAGCATCTCAACCAGGTTATCGCCCGGCGTAACCCCTGCCAGTGCAATCGCGCTGATCCCCCATTGCCCCAGGCTGATCGCATCCGCCTGGCCTTCCACCAGCACAACCTCATCATCGTCAGGCACATAGACCTGGTTCAGATAGACCTGCCGCGGGCCAACCAGTTCAGCGGGCAGGTTGTAGTGCTGTTTTCCCTCAATCGACCGGTAGGTCAGGTAGACTACCCGGCCGTTTGATGTATGCGTGTAGACAACTCCATCGCGCCCCCAAATTCCTGGAATTTTTCCCCGCGCGATCCAGTCATCGTGCTGGATTTCCACCTCGTGATCAGCAGCCCAGCGTTTCACGTCGCCCTGCCAGCCCAGGATCGACACAGCCACCGCGCTGTCCAAATCCACACCGGCAGCCAGTAGCTCGCCGCGCAGTTCACGATGTTCATCGTCGCTCCCGGATCCTGTGTAACCTAGGTAAGCCTGGAGCGCTGTTCCTGCGGTTTGCTCGCCGTCCTCATCCACCTGGTAGATCGTCCAGCCGCGCGCCTCGATGTAGGTCCTGGCCCGTTCGCTTTTCATCAGCCAGCGGTGAAATACTGTCGCTGCCGCGGTCATGGCATCTGTACGGGAGCGGGTGGCCGCCCGGGCTGTTTCATTCTGCCGAGACCATACCGGGGGGTCCAGGTGGGCCAGTCTGGCCAGCTCTTCGCACGCTGTCTTGAAGTCAACGCGGTGTTGTTTCTCGTACCAGGCGAGCACATCACCCCACTCGCCGCGTGCGTTCCAGTGATAGGTTTGCTTTTGGACGTCTACCACCAGGCCGCCTGTGCCTGGTTTGGTGCACTTGCGATACCGACCGCGCGTCGGCAGCGGGTAGCCGTCCTGCACAACCACATCCTCGATCCTGATCCTGGCCTTGATCTGCTCAACGATGTCTTCTGTCATCAGCTCTCCAAGTTATGCGACATAAAATTCAGGGGATAAACGCTCAAAATCGGCATACTTCCGTAGGTTGTTCGGTGTTATATGTCGCATAATCCGTTGTTATGCGACACGTGCGCCGATTGTCCGCGGCTATTTTTATCCATCCCCGCGCTTCGATTTCTGGCAGCCGTCGCGCCCAAGGCCGGATGCAATGCCTTTTTTGGGAACTTCGTGAATTTTCTTGCTACTGCATTCACTCAGTCCATGAGCCGCCGCGGATGGATATATGGAAGCCGCAAGCTGACACTGAACTCGGCGTATCAGTTCGACAGCTTTGTTTATGTCCTCGAGCGCTGGGGTCAAAATTGCACCGGTTGAACATCTGGTGATAGCAACATCAATCCGATGATCAACCAGGTCAAGATGCACTAGCGCAGCCCCTAGCATTGTTAGCTGACCCTCAGTGAGTTCGTGGGCTTTGCTCATCGATGGACCGCCTAAGTTCGTTGTTCTCGTGCTGGTTGATGTCTGCGTTCAATTTCGTGATCGTATAGTTGTCGATGGCGTGGGCGCCCATGGTTACCAAGCCGCCCGCAATAACAAGAATCCAGATTGCTACCAACGCAGCCCAGTTTGCCCATGTCACCATGAGACCGCTGAGCGGTATCACAAGGCCTAGTGTCCCCATCACGTAACGAGAGATCAGACCAGGCTCTTTACCGAACAATGTCCGATACGGGATCCAGTGTTCCAGAAGCAGAATTAGTGCTGTTGTCGACGTGGCAACAATCATGTCCCAAATAATCTGAATCATTACAAGCCTCCATGATCATGTCGAACAACTCCCGGCGTGCGAGAAGGTAACGCGACCGCATTTCTGGCGGCAGCTTGATCAACTCAACCGAGAGCTGTGATTTTTGAATCATTCCCTATTCAGTCCAACGTTCTCATTAGATGTGACTACGCAAACGTGTTTTTCCATTACTTCCCGCTTTCACATCTTCGTCCGATTGATATCTCGACCGGTTTGCCAAATCGCCGGTATCGCCACAATAGCGACCACGAGAACCCAAATCCACTCCGCCATTTCGCCCTCCTCGAAAATGGATCTCAGGAAGTGCGGGGACCCACTCCCTGGGCTTACGAATACTCCTATTGCGCTTTGGGCAGCGCCGTCAGGTAAACGCGCGACTTGTCTTCATCAGGTGGCCTGCACGGGTATGAAGCTGTCCACTCTATCAATTCATACCCTTCTCCCTCCAGGTCCTCTGCTATTCGAGCTGCTATGTCTTGCACGTCCTCGTCTGATGCTGTCAAGCGGATCTTCACCATCCGCGTTGCAGTTCCTGCCATAAATCCCTCCTCTTACTGTTAGAGACTCTCAACCGCCATGGCCAGGTCTTCCCAGCCTGGCTTCACATACCGGCTGGTCGTGTCCAGCCGAGAGTGCCCCAAAAGTTTTTGTACGACTGTCAACGGAGATCCGTTGTCAACAAGACGTTTGGCGAATGTATGTCGCAGCATGTGAGGCGTCAGTTCGACCCCCGCCTGCCGCCCGATCTCTGCTACAACGCGCTGCACCTGGCGGGTAGTGAGCCGGTTTGTTCCCTTACCCCTAAAGACCGGCTCACCACCGCTGGCACTTGCTACCGATAACCAAGCGCTCACAGCGCGTCTTGCCTCTGCACCCAGTGGGATCTCGCGCCTTTTCCCGCCTTTTCCCATCCGAACGATCACCCTGCCGCTCCGTGACGTGATGATCAAATCATCCCCTTCCAGCTTTACCAGCTCACCTTCGCGCAGGCCAGCGTAGGCCAATAATGAGACCATCGCCTGGTCTCGCAGCGTCGTGAGCTTGGTGTATTCGGTCTTGGCCGCATTCGTGTTGCGTTCCACCTGGCGCAAAACCTTGTTTATTTCTGCTTTACTCAACCACCGTGGGGGAAGCTCTTCCTCTTCAGCCGAGGCAATGCCCTGAAATGGGTCGTACGTCAAAAATCCGGCGTTTCTCGCCCACTGGCACACCATCGCCAGCGCGATCCGTCGCCGGTTCCAGGTCGCCGGTTTTACTCTTTGCGTTTCTAGTGAGTATCCCCGGTAAGACCGTAGATCGATGCTCGTTATCAAACCTGGCTCAAACGCCTGGCCGTTTATGCGCTCAAACCAGACTGCGTAGTTTTCGATATCGGAAAAATACGCCCCGATCGTCTTCTGACTGCGACCCTTAGCCGCGCTTGTTTCCAACCATTGCTTGAAATCATCGCTCCATGCAAGTGGACGCTGTTGAAATCCTGCTTCCGGGCTGGCTGAAATGACCTCGCCCTGTGTCCTTCTAGATATATACATAGCTATCTCCTGTTATCTGGTTTGGATACGATTAGCCCTGCTGGGCTTGCTGCTCTATTTGAGGATTTACTTCGACCTTTTGCGACAATTTCAAGCGTGAATACTCACGAAAAATTAGCACGCGAATCATGTCAGGCCGACTTCGTTGCTCGTACACACAAAGCGCTTCGAGCTGTGCATCAGTATCGGAATCTACTCGTATGCCGATCTGCACTACTTTATTGGCCATTATCGCACCTCTTTAAGAGTGAATTACATCTTTAGAAATATATTACAACTATGGGAGTAATTTGTCAATCATTTTATACCAATTGCTATCATTTCATCTATAATTTATTTATGCTTGAATTTTGGGAGTGGATTACAAAGAAATATGTTGATTACCGCGGTGATGCCATAGGGCAGGACCGCAGTATTACAGAATTCGCCAACTGGGTTGGCGTATCTCAACAAACAATGTCAGGGTGGATGAAAAAAGGCGGTAAATTACCAAGGTCTCAAAAATCTATCACTAATCTTGTAAAAAAGTTTGGGCCAGAAGTCTACGATGTTCTTGGATTGCCCATGCCAGAAGCATCATTTCCTATCGATTCGCTCCCATCTGAAATGCAAACGGATTTACGACTTGCACTATCGGAAATTAAAAGCAAATTAGGCTCGCTTGACCCTGATTCCCCAGAAGGGGACGCGCTGGTCAGGTCAATCTTAAAAAAGCATGGCTTCATAATCGATAAGTCGAGCACTATATCAGTATGACCGTGACAAAGCCTATATCGCATTTTTACTCCTCATTTTTATAATAGCACAAATATTCTACAATGTGAGGATAAATGAAAATCATTTTCAAGCCATCTAAAAAAATTCCATCTCCATCCGCATATAAACTTGAATACCCTCCACTTTTGCGTGTGGAACTATTACTACAGATGGCAATGAAAATTCGTTCAGGCTCAAATGAATTCACCTCCTCAGAAATGTTCAAATCCATGAGCTTTTTACAGCGTGTTGACTTGATGCTAATGGGAATGGAAGGGTTGTTCAAAATAGCATTGGAATTTGAAAATGAGGCTCTTCGCATTAGCCGGGGTTACCCACAGGTCGCCGATCTGTACGACCTTGAAAAACGCGGCAATAGCGAAATAGCCAAATCTGGCTATGAAACACTGATCTCTGCCGGTTTTATTGGCAGCATGCCTTATGATCGTCTTCGCATTATCTATACTCGTGAGAAAGACTATTCGAGTGCAATTAGGGTATGTCATAGGTATACCTTCGTCCTCAAACAACTTTCCACAATCCAACCAAATGCTTCCAATTTACGGTTGATACCTGATTTCGAAGAATGGGCTCGTAAGCTTGAAGGAAAATCAAATCCCGCAAAGTGAGTATAACGTGCTGAAAAAATTCTGTCAGGTCCTCAATCGTCCTGTAACAAAAAGATCCACCGCCGTAGCGATTGTACTCATCACGGCGCTCATCACCATGTCGCTTGCGTTATCAATCGTATTCTTGCTTCGATAGGAGGAACTCATGGATAAAAACCTGATCGCCACAGAAATCACGCAACTCGAAAACCAGATACTCTCATATGAACAGGCTATTACCAAAAACCAGAAGCTCGTCGAATCAACGAACTTTAACTATTACTCCGGCCAGATCGCCTTAATAATTGGCCTCTTGGGGATTATTCTGCTTTCCAGTTTGTGGTGGATCTGGCTATTTTTACTCGTCATTGGCGCCCTAACCTACTTCTCGGCGAAATCGAAGCGATCGGCAGCCACAAATGAGACCGAAGAAACTCAGGAAAAGATCCTCGAACTGAAAAAGCAGGCCAATGATCTTCGTTCCCAGCTCCTTGTTCCGTGACCTCTCCATTCCAACCCGGTGATCTCGTCGTTGCCTACCTGCGCGATTCTGGCCACGAAGATCAGGAGCTTTCAGTAGAGCAACAGGAAGCTGCCATCCGTGCCTGGTGCGATGACCAGCAGCTCATCCTCACCCGTTTGTTCATAGATGCTGCAGCTCCTGGTTCGTCCACGGTCGGTCGCGGTCAATTTCTCGAGATGATCTCCTATTTTCATCGTTCACCGGCCGAAAAAGGTGTCGTCATCTGGAAATTCAACCGCTTCGCGCGTTCCATGGACGATGCGCAGTATTATAAGGCCGACCTTCGCCGCAGGGGTTATGACGTTCATTCGCTAAATGACGCCGTTAGTAATGATCTCAATGGCCGTTTTTACGAGTCCGCCATCGACTGGATGAACGCTCGCTACATCGAGGATCTCCGTGCCGACATCAAACGTGGCCTCCACCACCTGGTAGATCAGTACGGCGGCATCGGCGGCACGCCCCCGCGTGGTTTCATCCGCGTACCGATCGAGCTTGGAACGCGCCGTGATGGTCGCCCCCACATCGTACACCGCTGGTCACCGGATCCTGATCTCGTCGATACAATCCGCCTGGCCTTCCGCATGCGCGGCGAAGGCCGTTCGCTTTCTGAAATCAACCGAAAAACCAACCTTTACCGCTCCAACGCCAGTCTTGTCACCATGTTTCGAAACCGTATATATATCGGCGAGTTGATTTTCGGCGACTACGTCATCCCGAACTACTGTGAACCGATCATAGATCTACCTACCTGGCAGGCTGTGCAAAAAATGCGACCATCTACTGCAGTAAAAACCGAGAGGATAAATTCTTCTCACCCGCGCCGTGTCTCCTCTTCCTATCTCCTGAGCGGCCTTGCTCGCTGCGCCTCCTGCGGGGCGCCGATGAATGGCGATACCGTATCATATACCGTCAAGGGCCAGCGCAAGCGCTATCAGTACTACGCTTGCACCAACCGGCTATGTAATGCTCGCAAAATCCCAAAAGCCAACCTGGAAAACGCAGTCATCTCCACCCTCGTCGAAGTTGCCCTGGGTGAAGAAAATATAATTGGCATGCAAGCCGAGTTCGAGCGCGATCAGGCCGTCATCGTTGACGAACTCGATGGCCAGCGCCGGGAAGTAAAATCTCAGATAAAAGAGATCCAGCGCAAAATCGACAACATTTTAGATGTGCTGGCCGACCAGGGGAAGAACGCTTCTCCCGCGCTCCTCTCACGCCTATCCGCTCTCGAAACTGAGCACACCCGCCTCACAAGCACCCTCCATGATCTCAACGCTGCCAGTGTGCCCGCGATAACCTCGCTATCCGAGGCGCAAGCCCGGGCTGATCGAATAAAACAAAAACTGGCCGGGAAAGACCCCGGCCAGCTCAAGCGTATCTTGCGCGGCCTCATCGACCATCTCACCGTCGAGCGCAACGAACAGCGTCACGTCATCACAGGCATGGTATTTTTCTACTATCCACCCGATGAGGACGTGTCAGATGATGATTTTATGCCTTTGCGTGTGTGCCCCAGGAGGGACTCGAACCCCCAGCCTAGGCGTTAGGAGTGCCTTGCTCTA